AGCATTATTTCCTACAACTTCCAATCCACTTCCATAGGCAGTCCCATTAAAAACTCGCAAACTTATGGCTTGATAATTACTGGCAACAGTTGTATTTCCACTAATGTAAAACGATTTGTCCCCATTAATGCCGTCATATATCAAATTGGAACTAATAGTGAGGGCGCCTCCAAAAGTTGTCTTTCCATCATCCGTCACCTTCAACAACTGCGTCCCACTGCTATTCTGCACTAGCAAGGAAGTAGTGGCAGAGAGATTGCCAGAGCCTTTGATGTGGAGTCGGGCGGTAGGGATGCCAAATTGACCTAAATTTATACCCAAACCAGCATCAGCAAAAGTGTAGTAATTTGAATTGCCTTTGCTAATTTGAAGCCATTTATCATTATTGTAATAAGAGAATATATTCGCCCCAAAACTTGAGGAGGTTGGCAAGTTTGGCCTTAATCGTATGCCTGAGCCTATCGTACCAGTCGCATCTGAACCCCCTATTTGGATTTGTTTGTTAGTGTTATCCCAATAAAGGTTAGAATCCGCAGCAAAGGCACTACCGTCACTAAACTGAATTTGCCCAGCCGTTCCAGCGGGGGAACCGCCTCCGCTGATTGTAATATCTCCGCTCCCTAAAAGGCTTTCGCTGTTTATTGTCTTAATGTTTGTACCGCTGACAAGCTCGGCCTGCAACCCTGAAACTAGATCGCTCTTTGCAATTTTCTTGGTCTCGGTTGCCGAAGTGTCAACAATTGCTAAAACATCATCATCAGCCGGCGTGATCAAGCTGACCAGCTGCGAAATTTTTGAATTGGCCATGCGCGCAAATTAACGCAAACAACACGCAACACTTGCAACAATTATTTGTTGCTTGCCACAATGTACCATTGTGTGCCATCTGATTGCACCCAGTAGGTTTCCCACTTGGCGTTCCATGACAACAATTGCGCATCATTGATTTGGTACCCCGCCCCGGCATCCAGCGTCAAATTGTGCGTTGACTGCGTTTTGATGAATCCAAATCGCAAACCCGGTGTGACGCTTGGCGGCGATGGCAAGTTGATTGTAATGCTTCCGGCCGATGTGTCGCATGTGAAAATTTCGTATTGGGTCGGGAATGTGCCAACCCCAATATCCGAAGTCACATTCAAGCTTGCGCCCAGTTGACGCATTTGCCAATTGAATGCGGCCGTTGTTGCGTCATAACCCAATGCCAAAGTATAAGTGCCGTCAGCGCCGGGGTCACTTGTTGGCGCGCCTTCTGCTTCCAGCATGTAAGCATTCACCAATTGCGTTGGCAAAGCGCCCAATGTTTCCTCGGCCAAGTTCATGCGCGCCCGCAATGATTCAACTTGATTTTCAAAATATGTGCGTTCGCTGGGTCGGTAGTTGTCACCCTCACCCGTGTCAATCACATCGCCATAATTGGCGGCAATTTCAATCCATTCGCCTTGCCATTGTTCGCTTCGTGCCGTCCATTGTACGCCGTTCAAAAGCCATGTGCCTGAATCAAAGTTCAATGAATTCACGGCCGTCAATGCGCCTGCGTCAATCCATGTGCCGCGAATGACCTTTTTGAAATCATGATAGATTGCAATGGCTGTATCCAACACAACTTGTTGAAATGTGTTTGAATACCCTGCCTCCCAACCAACACCCCAACTGACCGGCAAAATGCTTGTTGCGTAAGTTGCGCCAACCATGATTGAACCGGCTTCGGTGCCATCAAGTTCATCATAATAAATGTTATTGATGGTTTTGGGAATGCTGTTGCCCGAAAGGCTGTTTTCAGACAGCGAAAAGCGGTCTTGCTTGAATTCATCAACAACGCCGGGCGCGCTTACATTGTAAGCCCGTGAAACAGCAATGGCGCCGATGAAATCCAAGTTTGTGAATGTTGCCGGTGTCCAACTTCCGCCAAACTTTGTTGACCAATATGAAGGTACAATTTCTTGCACATAACACTCAACCGTGAATTCAGTGATGTTTGCCGCTGGGCCGGTAGCAATAGGCCCATTGAAATCAATGGTGACTGTTGTCGGAACACCAAACAAGGCAGTGCCGGTTGAATAGTACGGTTGGCCACGGAATGCAGGTATGCCAACTTGGCTTTGCCAATAAATGCCATCGTAATAATAATACAACACCCCATCAAAGCCATAAACCCGCAACCATAAATTGTGATATGAGTTCGGTGTACTCAATTTGGCCGATTCCAAATTGATTTGAACCCTAAAATTGTGATCCTGTAAAGGCCGGTCAAATGTCAAAGAAAAATTGGCACTTCCAAACAAATCACGCTTGGTGTAAATTCCATTTTGCTTTGTGAATTCAGCCTTGGCCAACCGAAACGGTGGTTGGTAGTACAAATCAGGCTTTGCGGCCCATTGTGGGCGTGCTGGCAATGATGCTAACGCAACTGCGTGTGTGACGGTTTGTGTGCCGTTGTACCCTCCGGTTTTGTCATATCGGTGAAAAACCAATGACGCTGATTGATATGCCGCAGGCTGCACAATGTGAAACGCACCTGATTCATGAAACAAGCGTGCGCCGAAGCCATCCAGCACGCTTTCAAGTGCTTTGAACGCCGTCACATAGTCAAGTTGGATGCCGCCAAACACATCAAAGCTATCAACAAATGCCAAGCGATTGAACCAAAAAGTGTTCAGCTTTTCGCTGCTGACTGATTGCGTGCTTGTTTCGTATTGGCGAAGGCCGTCAAATAGGAAATTGTCAGTTGCCCCAAAATAGTCGGTTAATTCAGTCAGAGCAAAGCAATTCAAAAACAAATCAACGCCGTTGATGTGGTCATCAGTGAACCACGATTCTTGCACATTGTAATTCTTGAGCAAAGCCAGCACATCAACCGATGCAACTTCCACAATGACTTTGCCATCAGGGTCGGCACGCTGGAAGCGCATTTGGTCTGCCAAAACGCGGCCCACATATATCAAACTGGAATCTCTATATATTTTGCAAATATAGGTTTGTTCAGGGTCGGTGGCAATGTCAGTAAACAACGCCAATTCCGCATCCGTAGTGGCCACAAAAAACGCATTGGCGCGGCTTGTTCTGATTGGGTTGTCATGGAATGTGTCGCCTTCGCCGTCACGCTGTATTTCAAAGCCTTCGCCGGCAGCTGTCAATTGCACGCCAGCGCCCGGCGTTGGGTTGTTCCAAATTTCAACCAAATAATCAACCCCGGTGATTGATGTAAATTCTGAATAACAAATGACGGCCATGATTCAAATTTAACCCCTTGTGCGGTCTTTTTCGTAACGGTTCAAAACAATGAACAAATCACGGCCATCAACACGCGTTTCCGCCACAAATCCGGTTTGACCCGTGTCACCAATCATGCTTTTCAATTTATCCAATGGTGCAATGACTTCGGGATTGGAAGCCGCACCGGCATATTCACCCATCAAGCCCAATGTGGGGCCGCTAACAATACCACCTTCGGCAAACTTCGGAACATTGTTCAAATGCGCTTGGATGGCGCCAGCGGTTGCGATGGCAGCAATACCTGCGGCAATTGCCAATTGTGGGTTTTTGGCCAAACTTTCTTTGAATGCCTTGGTTGCCGTACCGGCTGCAATCATCAAGCGGCCTAATTGGCGCAAGAATGTGGCCATCACGCGCAAAATATTATTGCCGAACCCTTTCATGCCTTTTCCGGCTTGAAACAACCCAGCAAGGCTTTGTGCGAATTCATCAATCAATTCAACCTGCAAATTTGTGAACGCTTGGTTTGCGGCGTTGCTAAATTTATCAAGATCATCACCGGTGCTTGAAAGTTCTTTGCCAATGCCCAACATTTCGTATTGCAGCCGCAATTTGCTGGCATCTTGGCCGGCAGCCTCAAGGGCTTGTATTTGAAGCATCAAATAGGATCGCTGAATTTCCAGCAAGCGTTTTTGGTAAGTTTCCTCATCAATGATGCCTTGCGCACGGTTGCGGGCTTCTGCCGCCATTTCCAAATTTTGCGCCGTTTCAAACATCTTAAATTGATTTTCAAAACGCTTTTGCGTTGCATCCTTCAGCAATTGGGCCGTTTTTTCCGCCGATTCAACACGGTTTGTTTCGGCTTCTGCGTCCAACTTGGCTTGCTCGGCCATGTACCATTCCTCAATTGCAACCAGCGAAACGCCCAATGTGCGCGCTTGCTTTATCCGGTCGGCATATTCGTACGCCAATTGCTGGCGCTTGTTGTCAATGCCTTCAAGTGTAGCCAATGTGGCATCGCGTTCGGCTTTCAGCGTGAATGCCGTTGCTTGTTCGGCAAGGCGTTTTTGTTCTTCCTGCGATTCCTTGCGCGCTTGGTCAGCTTCATTGATGGCATCCAAAGTGAAACCAAGGTCAAGCATTTCGCGTTGGTGTTTCAAATCGCTGATGCGTTCATCAAATGCGTTGCGTTCTTCAATTTGCTTGGTGTACAAATTGTACTTTTCAATGCCTATTTGTTCCTCCGTTTTGCCTTCGTCCTTTAGTCGTTTAATCAACTGCTTTTCGGCCTCATCCTGCAATTTGCTCAATTCCAAACGCGCTGCCTTTTCGGCTTGAATTTGCGCATCTAAAGAATCTTTTTTGATTTGCAAAATTGTTTCTTCACTTTTGCCGGCAATTTTTGCGCGGGCAATGTCAACATCCAATTGCCGCTGAATGGCCTTTGTGGCCGCGTCATATTGTTGTTTGCTTTTTGACAAACCGCGATTCAAATGCGCTTGTGCGTTGTCAAGTTCTTCGGTTGCGTCAGTTGTTTCGGTCAACTTGCTTACCAAATACCCCAATGCCGCAATCACTGCGCCAATTCCAAGTGATGCAAGCGTGACACGCAAAACACGCAAAGCCCCAGTTGTTTGGCCCACAACCATTGCCCAAGTTTTTTGCAACGCAATGTTTGCTTTTTGCAAAATTTGGTTTTCGCGCAAACTTAAATTGTACACGGCAACGGCAGCTGATGCCAGCGCCATTGTAACGCGCACAACCTGCATTGTTTTGCTCAATGCTTCGTTGTCATCAGCAACCAACAAAACAGCCATTGACATCGCATTCACTGCGCGTGACATGGCTTCGGTTGCTTGCGTGTTTTGTTCTGCAACCCTGCCACCGTTTGCCAATTCTGCATTGGTGTTGGCTGACTGCGATTGCAAATCGCGCATGGCCATTGTTTCGGCCTTGATTTCGGCCTTTGTTTCGGCGATTTGGGCCTTGAGTTGCTTTTGCCGCGAAATGTTTCCTTTGCTTGTGCTTGCCAACGCGGCTTCCTTTGCGGTCAAATCTTTGTACATTTCGCCAAGCACTTGGCGTTGCACATTAATTTGTTCACGCAATTCGGCTGCGTTTGCACGCAGGTTGTCACCGCCGATTGCGTTTGAAATTGCATCGCCCGCCTTTTGGGCTTCGGCTTGCATTTGCGGCGCACCTTGCTTGATGGCAGAAACGGCCGATTTCAATCCGGCTTTCAGCTTTTCAATGCTGGCCGAAATGACAACATTCAATGAAGGATTATTGGCCATTTTATAGAATTATTTTATCACCGGTTTCTAACAAAAGCAAATCACCCGATTCCTGAAGCAAGAATGATGCGGCCGGTTCGCCATAAGCAAAAGCAATGGATATTGAAAAATCAAATGAAACTTGAAAAACGCCATCAAAATCTGCAGCATCATCAAAAAAATGAACTTCATCTTCAATGAAAACTGACTGCACAAATACACCGTTGTATGTTCCGGCACTTGTGATGTTCATTGCAACGCGAACTGCATCGGCAATTTGAAGCGTTTCGGTGTAAGTTGTGCCAAGGCAATCAACTTGCATGCGCGCAAAATCCAAACGGCTGTTTGAATCTTTGGTGTTGGTCATTTCGGTTTGCAATTGCGTGTAGCAAATTGCAGGAAATGCAGTGCCTTTTGGAATAAGCACCGGGAAAATGTTTGTGCCTACAATATCCGTCACGCCGCTGGCGTTGCTCAAAATATTGTATGTGGCTTTTTGTGCGTTCATGGCGGCGTCAGTTTGTCAAAGGTGCTTTTGTTTTCTTTGATGAATTCAGCCAAGTTTGGGCGCTCTGCCTTTTCCCATGGGAATTGCATCAAATCTTGTGGGCGCAACTTCCGTTTTGAATGCGGCATCACAACAAAGGTTGCAAGCCACCGCGTTCGTTCCCATTGGATGCGTTCCATTTGCCGTTGCGCCTTACGCATGCCCAAAAGCCGGTGCATGAAGTATTGCGGCGATGCTTCTTGAAATTCAACTTCGGTCAGGTGCATTTCACCAAATCCGATGAACTTCAATTCCTTCCATGTTAGCGGCTGGCGCTTGCCGCTTGTTGGTTTCCCTCAACTTCGGGTTGATCATCGGGTTGCATGAAAAATGCCTGAACGGCTTCGGTGAAGCCCTCAAGTGCTGGCGTCAATTCTGCCAAACGGCTGAATTCTTCGGCCAAATCTTCTTCACTTGCCCAAGGCAATCGCTCATTGATTTTGCGATATCCACCGCGCAAGCCATGCCAAGCGCATGAACGGGCAAAAGCCAGCGTGTTTGCCAGCCCTTGCCCATTGTTTTGCACTAATTGATCAAAATCTTGAATGTTGTGGTCAGCCATTACGCGTTCAATAGCAACCATGCTGAAATACAACGGATGGGCCTTGCCTCCAATTGTGATTTGTTTCATTTGCATGGTGCTAAATTACGCAAAAGGCTTTAGATTGTGCCAACAGTCAATGCGCCGGTTCCCTGAACGCTTGCGCTGAAGCTTGTTGCATCGTTGTTGGGTGCGCTCAATGTCAAGTTGCTGAAAAAGGCGCTTCCGCTCAACTTAATGTCTCCGCTTACATTTGAAGTCATTACAACTGACACTTCAGTTCCGGCCAAAAGGTCGGTCACAATGTCCTTCCAGCTGATGCCGGTGACACTGCCATCTTCTTCAAAAATCCCTTCGCAAGTCAATGACCAGCCAGCTTCGCCGGCCAAAAATTCTTTGTACCCGGCCGAATCTTTGTTGGTGACATCAATCATGTCTTTTGTCAAATCAAAATCGCTACTTGTTGCGTTTGCGATTTTTGTCAAGGTACCTGATACATCTTTGTAGATTGCAATTAGCGTACCGTTTACAAGTCCTGTGGTTGCCATATTTAATTTTTATTTAATTTGTTTTGAATAAGTGTGCGAATGCCGGTGAAAATTTCGTTTTGCATTCTTGCGCGGTTTGCTTGAAATGCCGGGTGCATGAATGCAAATTTACCCAATTCCAATCCGCCGCGGTTTGCGCCTGCCTGATACCGGCCTTTTCCTTTTGTTTTGCGTTTTGGCCTTGTGCCATATTCCAACAAATGCGCATGGTATCCCTTGGCATTCCAAGCGCCATAATTGCGAACGCCAATAATGACTACATTTGGAACCTTGCGGCGCTTAATTAAGTCAATTGCATTGCGCAAATTGCCAGTGACTACATTCACGCGGCGTTGTGCATCAGCAATGGTTGGTGCGGCGGCTTGTTCCATGATGGCTGTGATTTCGGAACCATCCAATGACTTGCCGGCTTGTTCCAATTGCTTGGCAAGCTTTTGCGTGTCCTGAAGAAATTTCCAATCAAGTTTCATTGTGTCAATTCGGTTTGCAATTTAGCGTACATTCTGCGCTGCTTTTCAGCCACATTCAAAATGTTGTAAAGGTTACCACCCCAATTGATGCGCATGGATGTGTTTAGTTCGGAATCCCAACGCACAGTGAAATGCACGCGGGTTTTGTGTTCACGCCGGTCTGCATTTACGGGTTCGCTGCCGTTGTCGGCTTCTTCAACAAGCGCCCAAGGTTGTGAATGGGTTGACCATGATTCAAGCCGTTCGCCGGTATCGCTGTCGGTTGTTGTGGTGTACTTTTCCACCGTGATCAATTCATCAAACCTGCCTGCGTTCATTTTAAGTAAATTTAGGCACTTTGTAACCAGCAATCAGGGTTTTAAACCCAAATTGCATTTCATGCGATGCAGCGCCAAATGTGACGGCCTGACGGTTGTCGTACAACTGACCAATCAAAAGCAATGCAGCGTGTTTCAAAGCGGCCGGAAAAAGCGTGTCGGGGTCAACGCTGGTTGCGCTTGCAAGTTCAAAACCTTCGGTGCATTCCACCACAAATTTTGTTTGCGCGTCCGTCATGGAAGTTGGCGCAGTATTAAAAAATATGTCAAGGCCAAATTGACCAAAAGGCGCAACGGCTGAAATCCAATCGGCTGCGGCGAATTCGGTCAATTCGTTTGCGTCTGAAACATAGTACACATGGCCAACGCTCAAAACGCGCGAAGGAATGCGCAAGTAGTTGCCGCTTGGCAAACTTGTTCCGTTGATGGGGTTGATAAGTTGGGGCAAACCAACATAGCAATCAAAGCCATAACGCACAACGCTTTTTTGGATTTGGTACCCAAGTTCGGTTGACACAGTTTGCAAAGCCATTGAAATCAACCCGGTGATATAAGAATCATCAGCGCTTGTGGTCACACGCAAATGCAACTTTGCTTCCGACAATGAAATGTAGTCGGTAGCCGCGTGCGTTTGCGAAACTATGCGTTTTCCAGTTATCATTTTTTG